AGCCAGCCGCGCCGGGCAAACCTTTGCGTCCTCGGATGCCTGTTTCGCCTGCCGGCCCTCTTTCACCATCCCTGCCGTCAGCCCCATCAGGGATGTTAACGGTTTCCGTAGTACCGTCCGAAAGGATAGTTTTAACTCTTGTTATTCGCTCCGTATCGTCCCGTTGACAAACGATTTTAGCGAGTCCGTTAAGGACTAGCCGGTAAGAAAAAGGATCTGTTAACGGGCTTCCTATCGTGTTACGGATAGCCTGATATAATCCCCCTTCTGAGTACGCTAATGAGCCCCTTTCGAGGACATCATTCGGTGCAGGGTAGAAGGGAGTGACCATATCTCGGTCAATGCCGTCGCGGCCAGCACTGCCGTCAGCACCATCCCTGCCGTCACGACCATTACTACCGTCAGCGCCATCTTTACCAGCAATGCCAGCATCACCAGTAAGGCCGCGCTCACCAATCGCACCGTCGAGCCCATTAAGCCCGTCCTTTCCATCCTTACCATTCTCTCCATCCTTACCGTCAGCCCCATCCTTACCGGGAGCACCATCACGAATCGAAGCCAAGGAATCCTCGACCAACGAGAGCACAGCTTCCAAATCGGCAGTAGCCGCGCGGAGTTTATCCAGTTCGGCTTGGACTAGGAGCGCCTGCTCTTCAGACAGTTCAGCCTTCAATGTCTTTAGCATTGCCTCGGTGCGGGTGCGCTCATCGCGGAGTACAACCGCGAGTGCGTCGAGAGTAACTTTATCAACCATTGCTCACCGCCCGTTGTAGATAGTAGATGCTGGCCAGCGCAGCTTCTTCATCATCGACTTCTGGCTCTGGCTCTGGCTCTGGTTCGGTTGGCGCTGCGGCACTTGCTGGGGGATGCTCCGCCGTCCACCCCAACGGGACCATTTGCTGCTGCATATAGCACTCATTGCCATTGTCCACAGGTTTCAAGCCGCCCACGCGGATGCGTGCTTCATTCGGAGTCATCACGCCCTTTTGTACGAGGGCACTGTAACCTTCGACCTTTCCTTTGAAATCAGTCCTTAGCATGGAGTCTGTGTCGAACTCCGTGCCTTCGGTCGCCGGCAATCCGAAGAATGCAGAGAAGTTTTGCTCAATGTGTTCGATCAGAAAGCCTAAGCCGCCCGATAGCCACTGACTATACAACTGCTCGACATTGTTGTAGGTTGAGCCGGTATTGTGTAATTGGATAATTTGCAGCGGAGTCCGATATGCACGCGCAATGTCGGTCGTGGTCAGGTTAAAGGCTTCGACTAGCTGTGCGTCAATAGCGGACAATGCCATCGGTTCCCATGTCAGCCCGGATGACAGAATTGGGATTCCCCCGGATTCCAGCTTTTGCGCTTGCGCCTCCCATGCCTCGCGCAGCTGAAGCATATTCTCACGAGTCAGTTTATCCGGCGTGGTGAGGATACCGGATGGACGCGACATATTGTTGAAGAAGGATGCCTGATGATTCGTGATCGCTGTGTTGGCGGCTATCGACGCTGCGGCATACTCGATGGGCGAGATGCCGATTAACGGATGCCGGGGCGTGTACAGCCGCACGTGCATAACGTCACGCTGCGGGACCAGCGAGGTAATTTGCCCCAGCAGCGGGTTTGTGCCGATTGCATAGAATATGGCTTTCGTTTCGTCATCGATGTACGGAACGGTACTGCCGGACGGAACAATGTGGAGCGATTCAAATTCATTCCGCCCATTGCGTACGCCGACTGCATATCCATTGCCGCGCAGCAGTAGGTTCTTAATCAGCGACACCATGAAGTCGGTGCGAGTTTGGTAGCTGTTGGGCTTGTGGAGAATTCGCGCCAATGCCGAGGTAGTGACCGGGGTGCGCGTACCGTCCGCAGCCATCGCATAATGATTCGGGAGCAGCGTGGCTACGGTTTGCGCATAGGCATCCGTACAGGCTTGGACCGTGACGCACGAATCGTTGCCGATTGGAGCCTTACCTTGCTGCCACCAGTTCCATGACCAGCTTGCTGGGATAAAGCCGCCGGTAATTGGGAGTGGATATGCGCCTGCAGTGACTGCCTTTTTACGGAATGGATTAAGCCGCTGCAGATCCAAGGTGTTTCTCCATATAGTTGATGGTGTCGGCCTTGGTTGTCTTGTTTAACGGCTTCGTAAGGTACGCTGCAGCCGCTTCCCGGTGTGCTTTCCAGTCGCTAGCGTTCTCCGGGTTAGTTACGACCGCGACCGCGACCGGAACCGGGGCTGCTCGCAGTTCTCGCGTAGCATATCCGGCGAATTGATGGCGGTACTTGAGTTCGGTGCCGGAGACAAAGCGACGGGAAAGGTTCTGACACTTGTCCTCCGCTTCTAAGCGTTCAGCCTCATCCGGCGAGACTTGGCGAAATGTAATGCCGTCCCAGATAGTAGCAAGCATACCCACCTCTCGTGAGAAAAGTCGGCAGCGGGGTGCTGCCGACCTTCCCTGACTTTCTTACCAGTTAACGCCGGACAGCGAAGCCACCACGTTCGGGCGGATCAGCCCCCACGAAGTAGGCAGGATCATCCGCAGCGCGGTGCTGTAGGTCTGGTACAGCGACAACGAAGTGTACCCTGCATTCGGGGTATTCGCTGCCTGACCAATGTCGATACCGCCGCCGGGAATAACCTGCTCGGCTGTACCGATGGTGGTGCCGCCAGACGCATTCGCCTGCGTCGGTGCTGTACCGTCCGCATTCGCCATCGTCAACGTCGCCTGATCGGAGATGTTGAAGTCCGGGGTGTCGTTCGCCGAAGCGAAGGATGCCGCGTCCACAATCATCACGACCGTGTCGGTAACGTTGGTGCTGGTGAGTACGGGTACGCCCAGCAGGGTCTTGCTGCTGCCGGCCAACTCGTCACGGAACATGAAGCCGCCAGCCGCAGTGGTAACGGTAGACAGGCCCAGCAGCCGGTTCGGGTTCATGATCAACACGGGGCGTTGCGCCTTCGCGTCAACCATCGCCTTGAACAGCACCTTCAGGTCGGTGATGATATTCTCAGCGGTATTGCCGGACGAACCCGTGGGGGTAACGCCCAGCATCAAGCCCGCAGGCCGCACGCCAGCGACCACAGCGGATGCTCCGAGCAGCGCACCGTCGAGGGCCATAGCCGTATCGTCGAGAATTGCCTGACGAACGATGCCTTCGATGGACGGAGTGGACTGTTCCAGGATTTCCTGCGTGAAGGTCGAGATGACCGCCGATTTGTAGCGATACAGCGTCTGGCTGGCCAGTGCGATCTGCTTCACCGGGATCACGCCGCCTTCGCCGACCCACGAACCGCCGACATCGTTCAACGCACTGCGCGTGGTATTGCGCCGTGGGATCACGATAGCGTGTGCACCGCCGAACATGAGAGGAACGCCCATCGGACGCAGCCCTGCATAGATGGACACTGGCTGCAGTTCTTCGAGGAACCCTTGCAGGTCACTCTCGACCAACTCAGCCGCCCAACCCGCAGCGGTAGTGGTGGCTTGGGTCGTGCCAGTCTTTTGCACGTCGGACATGAACTCGAATGCAGCCTTGACCCGGTCATCGCGGCCATACAGCGCATCGATGACAGCATTGATCGGGGCTTTCTTCACGTGAGAAATGAGGCGTGCGGTAGCGAGCCGCGCCAGCAGCTGACCGCCTTTTTCCTTACGAGCAGCGGGGCCGGGGGCATTCGGGATGCCAGCGCCCAATACAGGGACTGCTTTAGAAGCAATACCGGCTTCGATGCCTTCGAGACTCTTGATGGTGCCGTCAACAGACGCAATTTCGTCCGTGAGGGTTGCAACTTCCGACTGCTCATCCGCAGTCAGCTCGTTGCCTTCGACTTCAGCGAGATTCTTCAGCTCGGTGAGCCGGTCTTTAATCTGGGTCAGGCGCGCACGCTTGGCCAGGATTTTGTCTGCAATATTCATTGGTACACTCCGTGAGGTTGGGGTTATGCGGGCGACCGGCTGGACAGCAGTCCCTTTGGACTTCGGTAATGCGGGCGCAGCATTCTGGCCCAAGAGACTCTTCAGTTCCGCCTCCGACATGCCGAACGACTTGGCCACGGCCAAAGCATTAGCATGCGCGGGTATGGCAACTAGGCTTGTCTCGTGCAACGCCTGTTTCTTGAATCGGTAGCCGACGAAACGCTTGGATTCGTCGTGCAGTTCTTCATATTCGATTGGACGGAAGCCGACCGACACCGCTTTGAGGATGCGCTGCTCGACCAACGAGCGCAGCGTGTCAATCTCCTTAGAAGTGCCCGCAGCAGCAAACTTCAAAAACCCCCGTAGCTGCTTGCCCACGACGCGGACATTTTCCCAAGTCCCCACGGGCATCGCATGGTTATGCGCCCAAAGCGCAATGGGGTTCTTTAGGAAGTCTTTGAGTTCCCAGCCTTTGGCTTCGATGATATCGCCATGGCGGTCATTGGATTCCTCCGACATGACGAACTCAAGCGGATCGTCAGCCGACTGTATACCTTTCGTGAAGTATGTGTCCATGTTTAATTATCGCCCCATTCTCGTTGAAAAGCAACTGTTTGAAAACCCGTTCAATATCCCCGGTAAAACCCGGTATAATAGGCCTACGCTTAGAAGTAATATTGAAGGGGGTAGTGATACCCCCTTTCTTTTTATCCAATAATCGCAGCCGCGTCAAACTGCTCAGCATTGTGCGCCCATGGGTGAACGGCCATGACAGCCGCGACAAGCCCGTCAATTTTGTGTGTGGATTTTTTCTTGGTTAGCTTTTTGTTGCCTGCGGGGTCAATGTCCACGACTGCTGAGGATGCGCCGAGGTTGAGTATTGGTGCATTGCCGTGACAGACCTTCCCTTCCAATAGCTTCGTCTCAAACGTATCCATCCGGGGCGAGAACCCGACGAATCCCTGACCCACTTCGACCCACTCCGCGTCCACGGCGAAACGGGTGCGCTCGGCGGAAGATTGTAACTCGGTGATCTTCCAGCGGTCGAACTGGATCGTTAAGACGTGGATGCCTTCGCGCTCGAACTCATCCCGCAGATATTCGCACACCATATCATAACTGACGACATTGCCGGGGAAGGCGTGGATGACATCTTGCATTACCCACGTCGTGTGGGGCAGTTTATCCCTGCGTTCCCGTTCATCAATCCCGCCGACCGGCACGAAGGTGTAGCATTTTAGATGGACATTGCCGAAATCATCTTCAGCCGAGATGACCGCGCAGGTTAAGTCATTCTTGGCGGAAAGGTCGAGGCCCATATGGACGCCTTTGTCGCGGAACACCTGCATCACCGGCTCACGATTCCCTGCACGCCAAACTGAAGGAGCCAGCCAAACGCTTTCGAGCGACACTCGCCGGTTCAAAAACAGGTTGAGGAAGCCATTTTGCTTCGCCGGGATGCGTTCGGCTTCGTGTGCGCCGCGCTCGATGTCATGGATGTCACGGTAGCCGGTGCGCAGCGAGGGATTGGCAGCATTCCAGTTCTTCTTATCGAGGATGTCTTCGGTCGGAGCAGTGTAAAGATGACACACTACGCCCTTCGGCTTATCCCGCGCAGCCGCGTCAATCTCCAGCGAGAGAAATGCCCTGTCTGTCGGGGCTTGGGTAGAAATGAGGAAACTCTTGCTGTCCTCATACGTGCCGAGCGAACTGAACAGCATGTCGAGGAAATCGTCGTGCTCAGCGACAATTTGGCCGCATTCGTCGAGTACCAGCACGTAGATGCCTTGCCCATGGCCAGACTTGGCATCGCGTGAGAGGGACTGGTACTCGACATTTTTGCGTAAACCGACCAGCTTCTTGCTGCTGGGCACGGAGCGATAGTGTACCCCTTCGGCAATCAGTGGCGATAGCTGGCAGATCAAGTTCATCATCCGGTAAATGAGCCCTGCTTGTTCGCGCGTCATGGCTGCGGAACGAATGATGGTGTTGCGCTTCGCATCCGCGCTCAGCATAAAGTAAAGCAGGATCACCGCCATCAGCAGTGTCTTACCGCCGCGCCGAGCCATGGAGAGAATCGCTTTGCGGATGTCTTCCTCCATTGCGCAGATAATGAAGGCTTGCTGGAAGGGGTCGAGGATGAGGGGCTGGCCAATCTTAATCCCCTCTGGGAATACGAGCAGGTCCGCCGCGAAGCGCAGCACCTTCTCGCCCATGCTCAGTTCTTCTATCGGGAGATGTTGCCAGTCACGCAGCTTTGGAATAGAGCCACAAAGAATTGCATCGCTTACATATTTGGGCAGTTTCACGCCAATAGATTCTTGCCACTGACAGCTTGCAAGGCGGCAGTGGCCTTTGCTTGCGCTTCTATTGCAGGTTTATTGTTGTCCCTCTCAACGCCAC